AAATGGATTGCCCATTTATACGAAGGCAATCTAAAGGCTATTCCTGACCTCTCAGAGAAGCTATTCTCCAGCGTTTGCGGTAAGCTATTGCCTTGCCCTCCATACGTTCCGCAAGAGTTTCACTACTCAGGCTCTTTTTATTGGTTTAACACCGACAAAGTAAAAGCTAGAATAAAAGAGATGCCAATGGATAGGCATTTAAGCGAAAGGTTTCCAGCGGTAATCGCAAAACAAAGCGAGTGCCTGTTTCAGTATCCAAGCTTTAAGAAGAATTTAAATTACTACGACGCGCGGACATGGAAAAGCCTTTAAAGATATTTTATTCAAACCCGTTTGACTTAGATAAAAATATAGGTAAAGCCTACAATGAATACTTAGCCAGCCTAAATGCAAACGACGAGGATTGGGTAGTGATGCAAGACGGAGATATTTTGTATCTGACTCCTGACTGGGGCAAAAGAATAAACGATGCTTTGTCTTTAGATGGAGACAAATTTGGCTTGGTTGGATGTTATACCAATCGGCTAAGGTCAAAACACCAATTGCATGGAAAAGCCTTTAGTAACGACTTAAATATTAGAAATCATTATAATCTAGCGATGAGTTACCAGGGCGAAGGCATACAAGAAATCAACGAATACATTGCTGGGTTTTTTATGGCCTTTCAGTATAAGACATGGAAAAAAATAAAGTTTGTTGAAAATAGCTTGGCTTTTGATTCTCTGTTTTCGATGAGAGTTAAAGAGCTTGGCTTAAAGATTGGTTTAATCCGTTCACTTTACGTTTTCCATTCTTATCGACCTTGGACTGATTTCGAGCCTTGGAATGAGAAAAAACATTTAATGAAATAAATAGTATCTTTATGATAAAATTATTAATTGACCTGGCACCCTTTCAGAAAGGCGAAATATTGACCGTAGGCAAGACCTACGACACCTATTTGGTAGACAAAGGATTGGCGGTTTGGATTAAAGTGGACAAACAAGACTATAAGAAAAAATGAGCGTAGTAAGACCCCTCGACATTAGATACAGTACCCAAGTAGCAACGGAGCCAATTACTTTGGCAGAGGCAAAGGCTTGGATGCAAATTGATTTCTCAGATTGGGATACCTTAATTACTAACGAACTAATCCCAGCGGCTAGAATTGAAAGTGAGAAGGCAAGTGGAATGCTTTATGTGGAAAGAAATGTGGTTATCACGAATAATAAAAGAGGCGAGAGAATATATCCAATTGGCCCTTGGGTGGCGGATGTAACAACGGACGAAACAGAGGTAGCCAATTACACCTATACGGCTGGATTTAATAACTCCAATCCTTTGCCTCAAGATTTGCACGTTGCGATGCTTAAAAGAATTGCAACGGATTTTGCGTTTAGACAAAACCTAATCACAGTACAAGAGCAATACGCTCAAAAGGCTAGTATTTCAACCGAGTTAAAATATAGAGCGGACTTATTCGTATGATAAACTTTGGAAAATACGACCAAAAAGTTGAGTTTGTTTCCTTTCAAACTATAAGCGACGGAGCTGGAGGCACAACCGTTACTCCAGGAACTTTCTTGTCTACGTTTGCATCGGTTAAACAGACTAGAGCTGGAAACGCTTTGGAGGCTGGAGAAATGGTATTGCCAAACACTTACCAAATCGCAATCCAGTATCGTGTCTCTTTTGTCCCTAGCGAAAACTACCAGGTTTATTATCGGAGCAAGTATTATAAAATTACTGGCGTTCAATTGAATGACGAGCGACAACACAAAGAGTACATCATTAATATGATTGGAGTGTAATGGCGGTTACTGTAAAAGGCTTAGATGCAGCTTTAAAAGACTTAGACAAGCAAGAGCAAATTGTAATTGATGCCGTAAAAGAAGCTTTAGCAAATGCAGCTCAAGATATTGAACTAGAAGCAAGCAGAAACGCTCCTACACAATGGGGAGGTATTCCTTTAAATATTATCCAAAAAATATACAAAGATGTTGAGGAAAACGGATTGCTTTTTAAAGTAGGTGTAAAAGTCCCACCAACTGGAGAGCAGTTTGAAGCTTGGCTGGAATTTGGTACGGGATTAAGTGCTAGAGAAATTTTATCTAATCCTCAATACTCTTCAGAGGTTAGAGATGTTGCTAGGACATTTTACCGAAATGGTCAGGGTCGAATCATTGGCCAGCCTTACCTTATGCCAGCTTTCTTTAGAAATACTGCTAATTTAGTAACGGATATCGAAAACGAGATAAACAAAGACCTTAAATGAGAGACATAGCAACCGACATAAGAAAGGCCGTAATTGCCGCAATTTCACCTTTGACGCTTAGCGGCGTAACTTTGCCAGTTTACGATACGGAGTTACCTCCTAGCATTAATCCAGCTATCTACCAAGGCTCACAAGCTTTCGTCCTTATAACAGACCAAAACGAAGCCGAGACAACAAGCAACGATTGCTCTATTAGACAAAACGCAACCTTTCAAATCAATATTGTAACTAAGTTTGCACAAGGTAACGGAGGTAAAAAGCTTTCTGAAAATATTTCCAATGCCATTCAATTAAAAATGACTTTGGATTATTTGACATTTCCAGCCGATTTGCAAGTTTTAGAGATTAGAAAAAATTTTAGCAGAACTCAAATTGAGCAAGGCAGTAGCCAAATCGCTTACCAAAAAATCTTGTCTTATACCTTGGATGTTTTCCAAGTATCTTGATAAATAAAAATTTATGTATATTTGTTAAAACGAATAAGCAATGGCAACATATCAATTAGGCAATTTCTTTACTTTCGAGTGGAACTCTCTTCCAGTCGTTTGTAAAACCTCCGCTTCTGTTTCAATCTCCAATGAGTCTGTAACCGTTAGAAACGATTGCACGGGCGATTATGGCGTAAGACTAGAAGGAGGCGACAAATCAGGTTCTTTCTCTTTCTCAGGAGACCTAGATTTTGCATCTACTGGAGTATCTAACCTTTCAGCTTTTGATTTGATGGAAGACATCGGAAAAGTATTTGAATTGGTTTTTGGTGGTACTGAGTCAGGTGACAAAATCATTACAGTTGACGCTCAATTAAACTCAGTTGAGATTACCGCTGAAAGAAACTCTCAAGTATCTTTCTCAGGAACTTTCGACTTTGCTGGCGCTCCTGTTATTAGCGTTATACCAACCTAAACAAAATATATGGCTAAGTACCATTCAGCTCCTTTTAAAGAAGGGGAGATTTTCTTTTACCCAAATCTTGGGTCATTGGCAAACTTTGAGGATTTTACAGGATTAGGAATTGCAGAGGCATTTACTGGCAACGCAATCCCGAAACTAGATTACATTTACGCTTTATTACACGAATGCCACAAAGTTGCTTGTTTGCGTAAATCAACAAATCCAGTTGCTTTGGATGAGTTAAAAGTTTGGATTGAGGGAAAGGATGTGATGAAGTTATTTAACGATGTTTTGGCCGACTTGCTTTTAGAGTTGGGCATTGGTGAAAGCCAAGAAAAAAAAACATAAATGAGGACGAGAGCGAAGAGTATTCCGCTCGAGAAAATTTAATGTTGCTTGTAGGCCGTACTAAGGTGCCCTATGAGCAACTTTTTTGTTTAAGCCGTAAAGAGTTAAAGGCATTAATAAAAGGTCACGAGATTGACCAAAAGGACATGATTGAGGCAATGAGAGTTCAAGCGGTAATTGGTTTACATCCTCATTTAAAAAAAGGCGCTAACCTAGACCCAACAAAACTTTGGCCGTTGCCTTGGGATAAGACGGCAAAGCATTTAGAGTCAACACCGCAAGACTTTGCGAAAGCAAAGAAATTGTTGGAAATTGCAAGTAAACTAGAAAGAAATGGCAAATCCAAGAATAGAGGTTGAGATTGGGGCAAACGTAGTTGGTTTAACAACTGGCGTAAATACTGCAACTGGTCAACTTGATAAGTTAGGGAAAGCGGCACAAGCAACGGCGCCACAAGTTCAAAAGCTAACCCAGGCGACAAGTGGTTACAATTCGGTTGGAACTGACTTTGCAAGAATTATTCAAGACGCCCCTTTTGGAATTATTGGTGTTGGTAACAACATTACCCAGCTCGCTGGCTCTTTCCAGGTATTAAAGAATCAAACTGGCTCAACTGGAGCGGCTTTAAAATCAGCTTTTGGGTCAATTTTAAGCTCAGGAAATGCCCTTGTTTTGGGTATTTCAATTTTGACAACTGCATTTACTGTTTTGCAGATGAAAGGATTTTTTAAATCTGAAGAGGCCGCAAAATCATTAAATGAGCAACTTGACGAATACAGAGAAAACTTAGACGGAATTACAAAGGCGACTTTAGAAGGTACTATTAGCGCTCAAAAGGAAATATCAAATTTAAAATTATTACAAGTACAAGCAGAAAATACAAATCTAAGTCTTGAGAAAAGAATAGCCGCAGTAAATGATTTAAGAAAATTAGCACCCGAATATTTAAAGAATTTAACCGACGAGCAGATATTGACTGGAAATGTTGGCGATGCCTACAAGTCTTTGACCAATGATATTTTGGCATTGGCTAAGGCTAAAGCTTTCTCGGCTCAAATAGATAAAAACTCGGCAGATACTTTAACTCTCTTATTACAAGAAGAGCAAAGGGCAATTGTTATTAGCCAAAAAAGACAAGACCAAGAAAGAGCAAGAAGAGAAGACGAACAAAGAAGGGCAATTGGTACGGCTGCTGGAGGTTTTGGTTCGGCTGCAATTTCTGAAGCTGCTGGTATTGAATCTCAAATCAATAAATTAATAGCTGAACAAGTTAAAAGTGCAGAACAAAGAGTTGTATTAGCAGAACAAAACATAAAGTTAGAGGCTGGAATTATTGGTTTTAGTTCACAAGGAGCAAGCTTTGCTAAAGTTAGAACTGAAGAGACAAAAAAGACAGTTTCTGCAAATGAAGAATTAAAAAGGACTTTTGAGGATTTATCTAAACTTGACCCATTAATTTCTTTTACAAACAAAGCCACAGAAAAAAGCTTTTTAGCTCTTGTGGCGACAGATTTAGATGCAATTGCTTCTAAAATTGTAAATACTAGAGGAATTTATGAACAGAATATAAATGGAATAACTCAATCAAATAATGCTTTAGTTAATTCTTTGAGTGGTAGTGGAATCGGTATTGAGCAATTTTATGCGGCAATAGCAAACGGAGCCGCTGAAGGTTTTAGCTCTTTAGATACATTTATAGGCAGATTGGCAGAAACTCAAGCTTTTGTTAATGAAACATTTGATATTTTAGAACAAGGCGCGGAAAATACCCTTGGTGACATGGCTTTCGCAATTGGTGACGCTTTGGCAAGTGGTGGCAACGTAATTAAAGCCGCTGGAGGTGCATTACTTGGCGGATTAGCTGGTATATTAAATCAACTAGGACAATTAGCGATTGCAACTGGTCTTGCCGTAGAAGGCATAAAAACGGCCTTAAAAACACTCAATCCAGCGGTCGCAATTGGAGCTGGTGTTGCTTTGATTGCCTTAGCTGGTTTTGTATCAAACAAAGCTAAAAGCTTGGGCGGTTCAAAAGGTGGCGGAGGCGGAGGCTCTTCAGTTGGAAGCTCAGGCGTTGGCGGTGGCTCGTCATTTACTGGCGGCGCTCAAGGTGGTTTATTTGCTCAAAACAGAGACGTAAGCGGCGAGTTTGTAGTAAAAGGACAGGATTTGGTTTATGTTTTAGGACAAGCAAACAATAAGATAAATAAAGGCTAATGGCTAACGATTACAGATTATTACTTGCAGTTCGAGAAGGTCTTGGAACGATTACCGTTAACGGCGTTGCTCCTTTAGAATTCTACACAGAAGGCGATTCGCTTACAATTGCAGTTGCACCCGAGTCGGGATATCATACGGCTATGTGGTATACCTCGCCAGGCAATACTTTATTGTCTTCTAACTTGTCTTTTAGCTACACTATGCCGAGTGAGGATGTTAAAGCATATGTTGTTTTAACTGGCCAAAACGCTCCTATAAATGACTACGGCCTAAAATATGAGGGGGGGTATGCTACCAACTACGGCGGCAATGTTTGGAACTTGCAAATACTTAAAGCTGGCTACTCAGGAGCGGTAACTCCTATGCTGATTAACGATATTACCTACAATTGGGGTAATACTGGAAACGACCCATTAGAGACAATTATAGGCTCATCGGTTGACTTTACAATTGCTGGAGAGACTGGAGATTTTAACGAGTTTCTTGTTGGTGGTAATAGGACTTGGAGAGTAGATTTAAATCAAATTAGTGCCAATAATGATATTACCGATTGGCAAGCCGTAACAGTAAGCGGAGGTTTTAGAGGAATGGCCTATGGAAATGGCCTTTTTGTTGGTATGAATTCAACTATTCAATACTCATCGGATGGAATTACTTGGACATCTGCTGGAAGTTTTAATGTTGAATATGTAACTTTTGGTAATGGATTATTTGTTGCCGTTGGATACGCAGTTGTTGGAGTTATTCCAACATCTTTTATTCGTACCTCTACTGATGGTGTAACTTGGACAAGTAGAACTCCAAGCGAAGCAATGTGGTTTCAAGGTATTTCTTATGGTAACGGATTATTTGTTGCCGTTGCAAGATTTGGAACTAATCGAATAATGACCTCGCCTGATGGTATTACTTGGACATCAAGAGCAACAAATATAAATCCAACCTTTAGCAGTGTTGCTTATGGAAATGGTATTTGGGTTGCGATTTCTGATGGTTCTCCAGGAGGTACAACATTTACGTCTTATGACGGTTTAACTTGGTCAGAACAACCTACATCATTTGGAAATAGAAGTATTTATTTTGCAAATGGAATATTTGTAACTGGCGGCCAATGGTCACAAGATGGCCTAACTTGGACGGCTGCAACTAATGCTTTTAATCCTTTCCAGATTACATACGGAAATGGGTATTTTGTTGGTGTTATATCTAGCGGAACAAATAGAATATATTATTCAACAACTGGAAAAAGTTGGACATCAACTCCAGCAGCATCTGTTGCAACTTTTGAATCGGTTGCTTTTGGGAACAATAGATTTGTAATGGGAGCAACTACTGGAACAAATCTTATAAACTATGTTTTGTTTGAAGGCGTTCAATCTTTCTTTAGCGGATACATTGCCCCCGACTTTATTACCTCACAATTTAAGAGCGGCCCTAAGCTTTTCTCTTTTACTGCAATTGATGGATTGAAAGGTTTTGATTCAATACGCTCTAATTTTACCTCTTGGCCTGACCCTAGAACACAGGCCTTGTCGGCAGTTGTTGGCGCTTTAAACCAATCTTTTGTTGAGCAAAGACCAGTCTTTATTGGTTGCGAAATCCACGAGGCTAGGATGGATTCAGACGAAAGCGTTTTCCGTCAATTTAACGTGCCACAAAATGCAATCTTTACCGATGGACTAGACGCTAAATTTAGCAACGGAGTAAGGATTGAAAATGAGCAACTTTACCTAAAGGACACAATCGAAAGAATGGTTAACCCTTTCCTTTGCCGAGTGTTTTTGTGGAAAAATCAATTCTATGTTGTGAGATTGACCGAGTTAGGCAAGTTATCTTACAAGATGTACGAATTTTTGCCCGACCTAAGTTTAACAGCAACAAGTACAATTGTAAATGGCGACGATTTAAACGCGGACATTAACTCTCCTGAAGAGACCGCTAGACGAGTATTTACAGAATTTAACTCTTATCTAAATCTAGGAGTATTAGACCCAAATAGCCAAGGCGGAATATTTGACGCTAAGTTTGCGATTGAGGAGTGGAACTTAAACGGAGTAGGCTCAACTTACGACGGCATTTACCAACTAAAGCTTTGGGATTATCACAAGGCAATCCCAACTAACCAGCCGTCAAGCGTTCCAAGTGGAGCAACTGCATTGGTGCAATACGTTTCAGGGGGGGGGGAGTATGTGCAAATTTGGACAACAACCACAACGGACGGAATAGATGACCCTAACTTGTCTTGGATTTCGGCAAGCACGAACACAACTGGAGGAGCCATTACAATTGCAGAGGAGACGGCCAATACTATTTCTTTGACCTTTCAATATATGGTTGAGAGAGTTAGCACGAGTTATGCGGTTACTCCTGGCGCTCATGCCGTTGGATTAATGATTAAGATTGGCAACCAATACTTGTCAAGAAGCGGAGCAACAACATTTGCTTGGACTGCCACAAGTACTGTCATGGAGTTCGCGGTTACGGCTGGCTCGGTTTGGAATAGCATTGCGATAAATAATGTATTAGTCCCAGTTGACGGCGAGGTTGAAATTAGATTGCATCAATTAATCTGCAACGGTGCAACTCCTAACAGATACGTTGTGAGGTATGAAAATCTTTCCCTAAAGATTGAGAAAACGGACGGCTTATCTTTGTCTAAGTTAGGAGTTAAAGCGGTTACTGGCTCACCTTATGCAAACGTGCATCCTGACTATAATACATACATTGGAGACGCAATTACGAGCAACTCAGTTTCGGCTATTCGATTGCTAGATTTTGACAACGCAGTTTCTACGGATTGGACAAGAGATGGAGTTGAAGAGTTACCTTTGTTAGATATTATCGTGCAAGAATTAGCTAACTTGAAAGGCCGAACGAATTACAGAGTTTTAGCAACAATTGAGCGAAGACCAATCGACCCTTTTAGAAGTTTCTTGTTTAACGGACGATATTGGGCGCTAATGAGTTACGAACTTGATTGCAGAAAAGGAACGGCGAGAATTGAGCTTTACGATTTAGGAATAGAACCAACGACATAAATGGAAGACGTAAATATTAGCAAATACAGAGCGCAAGTAGTTAGAGCTGGCTCGACTCCAGCCTCTCCTGGCTTTGTTGTTTCCGAGGGACAAAATCCAGTTGACCCAAGTGGAAGCGGTCAGAATCATTTGCCCGTAACCATTGCCACGGCCGCAACTGGTTTGTCAATTACAGAAAGCCAAGTTTTAGGTGGTGCTGGTACGGTTGGTCAATACATTAGAGGCGATGGCTCTTTGGCAGACTTTCCAGCAACTACTGGAGGAGGCTCATCGGTTAGCTACTATTTGAATGGTTCTGTTTCGCAAGGCACAATCGGGGGCGTTGCTTATAAAGAGTTGAATAGAACGCCAGTTTTTGGCACTGGAACTGACATAAGCATTAATGCTGACGGATATATTGCTTCATTTATTACAGACGCTTTAGACCCGAATAAACTACTTATTCCTGGAGGTAATTGGAACTTTGAAACGTATTTCTCGGCGTCTTCAAGTGGAGGTTCACCCTCCTTTTATGTTGAGCTTTACAAGTACGATGGCACAACCTTTACTTTACTTGCTACAAGCAGCTCGGCTCCTGAATTGATTGCGTTTGGAACTAACTTAAACCCTTATTTCTCAACCTTAGCAGTTCCCGAGACAGTCCTAGCTTTAACAGATAGATTGGCGGTTAGATTTTACGTTACTCATTCAGGTCGTACAATTACTTTACATACAGAGGACAATCATTTATGCCAAGTTATTACCACGTTTACAACTGGTTTAACTGCTTTAAATGGATTGACTAGTCAAGTTCAATTCTTTGCGGTTGGAACTAGCGGAACTGACTTTAACATTGCCAGCGCAAGCGATACCCATACTTTTAATTTACCAACGGCTACCTCTACCATTAGAGGTGCCTTAAGCTCGGCGGATTGGACGACTTTTAACAATAAAACCTCCAACCTTGGAACGGTTACCTCGGTCGGCTTATCCTCGGCAACTAGCGGGGTCACTATTGGCTCAACTCCCATAACAACAAGCGGAACTATTACCTTAGCAATTGCAACGGCCAGCGGCTCGCAAAATGGCTTGTTATCAAGTACCGATTGGTCTACTTTTAACGGCAAACAAAACGCGCTTACTAACCCAGTAACGGGAACAGGGACGACTAATTATTTGCCAAAGTTTACAGGAGCCAGCACGATTGGAAATAGCTTATTATTTGATAATGGTACAAACGTAGGACTTGGTACGATTATTCCATTAGCTAAATTTCATATTGAAGGCTCAGGTTCAACTTATACAAACCCTAATTTAAGCGATGTTCCTGGTATCTATATTTATAATACTAATAGTTCAATTACAACTGCAAATACATTTTTATCCTTAAGAACAGGAGGAGCTGGAGGAGGGGACCCAATTCTTTCTTGGGATATTGACGGAGTTATTGGTTGGACTGCTGGTATAGATAACTCTGATGGAGATAGTTTTAAAATAGCTAATAATTGGACAGCGCTTGATTCTAGTACAAGATTAGAAATAAATGGTTCAGGAAGGCTAAGGCTTAACGCTTACGGAGGAGGTACGTTTACAGGAACTGCAACTCGTAATTTGGCCGTTGATTCTTTAGGTAATATTATTGAGGTAATAGATGGAGGCGGAACAGTTACGGGAACTGGTACAACAAACTATTTGTCTAAGTTTACAGGAACAAGTTCTATTGGCAATAGTAGCATATTTGACAATGGGACAAATGTTGGTATTGGTACTGCAACAAATACAACTGCATTAGTTGAAATATTTGGAACTGCTATACAAAATTCAACAAATCCTGGGTTAAGATTATCAAGTAGTAATACCTCTCAAACTGTTTTAGCAATAGTCAATACAAGTAGTAAAGGCTATGAACTTTCAGTAGCAGGCTCTTCAACAGGTGCTTTTTCAGGTTCGTTTTATATTTACGACATTGCACAACAACTCACAAGATTTGTTGTTAGTTCAGCTGGAAATGTACTTGTAGGGACAACGACAGATTTTGGCTATAAATTTGATGTTAACGGAACTGGACGGTATAATCAAAACAATACTAGCGTAGGCAATGCAACTGGAATTAGGCTAGAACAAGCTGGAAGCGGAGACGTTGCTATTTCATACTTATTGTCAGGAGTTAGGGAATGGTTAATGGGTGTTGATAACTCAGATTCAGATTCTTTTAAAATTAATAATATAACAGGCTCAGGAGATTTTAGTAATGTTGGCGTATCAATTGCTACCACAGGCGCGGCTACCTTTAGCAATACCGTTCGAGCAACCTCAACAGGTGTGGATGGAACTTTTGCAGATGCTTATATTGCTCAATACTCAGTTACTAACGCTGAAGCAAATGCTATTCAAACTTCTGTATCAGGCGCAGCAAATTCAAGCGGATTTAGATTTCAAGCTAGTGATGGGAATCTGTCATCAGCAAGAACAACCGTTGTAGACTTTTTAAGAGATAGACAAATTTTTTATGGTAATGTAGGAATAAATCAGATTAATCCTACATCTAGATTATCTGTTAGTGGCGATGCTACTAGCATTGAAGGTTTGGTAAATATAAATAATACTAAATCTACTGGAGGTTATTTTCCAGCATTAAAGGTTAGAAATGTAAATGGTGACCATACTTTTGGTGTTGTATCTGAATTCTCAACAGGTACAACAGGAGGGGACAGACCTACTGTTTTATTTTTTAGTACTGTATCAAATCACAGTTGGGTTTTTGGTCAGGTAAGTGCTGGTTGGGGAGTTGCAGATTCTTTTGGAATAGGATATCGAGCAAATAATTCACCAAATTCATTTGGAGGCTGGCCAAGTAATTATTTTGCTATAACTACTGGCGGCAACGTGCTGATTGGAACTGCAACAAATGGAGCAAGTAAATTAAGAATAGTAGGTTTGCCAACATCTGCCGCTGGATTGTCTAGCGGTGACGTTTATAATTTATCAGGGGTTTTAATGATTGCGTAACTTTAAACAACAAAAAAATGAGAAAAATACAACCTATCCAAGCATGGAAAAACGGCGAGCAATTAGAAGCTAATTTGCTAAACGCTATTATTATTAACGACAACTTGCAATCGTCTTGCTCGTTTTACTATTCACTTTGTGCAAGCGGCGAAGGAACAGAGGCAATGCCTTTGGTAATTGGCCAAACTGTTGCAGAGGGTAACGTAATAATCGATGGCGAGAATTATTTGTCATGGGACGGCGACAACGATTACGCCTTTTCTTATATTGCCGAAAAATTAAACTTAACACTTATATGATTGTAAACCTAGCAATTGCCTTAACTGACATCGAAGGCAACAAAATTACAAGCGAGAACGGCGAGTTTATGTACTTGTCTAAAATGGTCGGAAACGCTTTGTTTTCTGCTGAAGAAAAAGACGACCCGATTAGACTTTACGAACTGGCTAAGAAAATTTACTATTCCGAGGGCGACATTGAATTAAGCAAATCGGACGCTGATTTAGTAAAGGAAAAGGTCAAGGCCAAAGGCTTTACTGTGCTTGTTTTAGGGCCGCTTTACGAGGCTTTAAAAGAAAAGTAATGGTAATGCATACCTAACAATTTAGAGGGCTAGAAATAGCCCTTTTTTATTTGCTTTAAAATGACTTATTTTTGATAAACGAAAAGCAATTTTAAACAATGAACATTTTGCAAAAAGACGAAATAGGGGTACCGTCCACGCTTGTGGCGATTTTAGCCAATGTTTCCCAAGCAATTGGCGTGGATTTCCTAAACGTGGTTTTAACGATGGTTATTTCATTGCTTTCAATTGTGTACCTGGTTTACAAGATTAAAAACGAAAAGGCAATTTTCGAAAAGCGCAAAGATGAAAAAGGGGAGTAACTCAAATTTAAAGCCAACCTCTTTTGGCAAGCGTAGAAACGGAAAAGCCAAAAAGGCTTATTCAAAAAGCCAGCAAAAACCAAAAACTTACAGAGGGCAAGGACGATGAAAAACTTTTTTACATGGGCAAAAGGATTTCTTTCCGAGCATGGGCAAGCGTCTAGTAAAAGGCTTGTTGGCGTACTTACTGCGATTGCCTTGTGTTGGACTTTGTATTTTAATCCTAACGACGCTTTAGTTTATTCGGTGGCTGCATTATCTGCGGCCGCTTTAGGTATTACGGCAGCCGAAAAGATATTTAAAAAACCAAATAATGAAAATAAGCCCGAATCTTAATTTAGCCGAAATTACCAGAAGCGACACGGCCAAGCGTCATGGCATTGACAACACGCCAACCGCCGAGCATTTGGAGAATTTCAAATTACTAGCGGACAAAGTATTTGAGCCAATAAGAGAGCATTTTAAAACGCCTATTTTTATTTCTAGCGGTTACCGTTCTAAGGCCTTAAATGATTTTATAAAAGGTAGCGCAAGCTCGCAGCATTGCAAAGGCCAAGCCATTGACATCGACATGGATGGAAGTAATGGAGAGGTGACAAATAGAATGGTTTTCGATTACATTAAAAATAAGCTAGATTTTGACCAGCTTATATGGGAGTTTGGGACGGATTTTAATCCTGACTGGGTTCACGTTAGCTATGTTAAAAGCGGAAACAGAAAGCAAAAGCTAAAGGCCGTTCGGTCGGGAGGCAAAACAACCTACATTCCTATTTA